GGATCTGCCTGCCGACAAGTTTCTCTCCGTCATGGAGGGGCGCTCGGTTTATTTGGCAAATTCCAGTTCCCGTCAGTAAAGACTCCACTAGGAAGTCTTGGTGTGTTGAATGCTAAGATTGACTGTTGGCGAAAAGAGAATTATTTGAAAGCAGTTGATTCTGTGAAATCCCGTCTTTTTGACGTGGAAGAGGGACAAAATCATTGCACCATTCTGAATTCGGTTGATGTCGTTGCAATTCCTGAACCCGGAAAATTCCGGATCATCTCAAAAGGAGATGGATTCCTCTACACAGCATTACAGCCTTTACAAGGTTTTATGCTTAGTTGTTGGAAACATTGTTTTGCTTCGACAATGCTGCATGATGATCTCACTAGTTCTATCCAAAAGATACACAGTGAAGCCAGTGATCTACCGTTATGGTGTTCAGTGGATTATGAGGCGGCCACAGATTTATTGAGAAAGGATGCTTCGCTTAAGGCCTTTTCAGGTCTACGTGATTCTCCTTACTTTTATCTTGGCTATTCCTCTCTACTCCGTGGCGTTGCTCATTATCCTGACGGATCTTCCGTTAGAATAGTTGAGGGTCAGTTAATGGGTCATCCTCTGTCTTTTCCGCTGCTTTGTTTGATAAACTTAGCAGTTTATTGGACAGCTATTGACCGTTGGGTTGAAGATGTTTCCCTTAAAGAAAGGAGAAACACAGTTCGTCTGGCAGAAATTATGCGCCAAAATGTACTTGTCAATGGTGATGATATGCTTTTTAAGTGTACCAAAACTTTTCATGACAAATACTTTTTACCATGTTGTGAAGATGCTGGTTTTAAGATTAGTGTTGGAAAACACTATCTTTCTCCTTATTTTTGTATGATGAATTCTCAGACCTTCATAGAACGCTCTGTTAAGGGCATTCGAAGTATGGTTAAGAGAACTTATCTTTCTCAAAAAGTGATAACCGGTATCTCTCTTAAAGGTGGTGAATCCGACTCTACTCCTCTTTTGGCCGCTCGCGACCTCAATAGGATGGTTCTAAACTTACCTTGGTCCGCTTGTTGCGTTCCTCAATGTTTGTCTAGATTTAAGAATCGTTGTTTTGGAAAATATTTCCGTCCTTGTTGGTATCTTCCAAGTCACCTTGGTGGCTTTGGTTTAGATCCTTCATTTGCGCCTGAAGATTGGGTTAGAAACCTATCTCGGGCACAAAGACGAATGGCTTCCCAGTTTGTTTCAAGTCCTGAGTTACAGCTGTTTTCTCGAGAAGGATTTTCTCTCCCTCTTGCGAAATTTGCTGGTACGGTCTTGAATCCCAGACTGGTGATTGGAGAATATGTTCCTCGTGATTTTGAAGAGTTATTCGATGAAGATCCTTGGGTTGCACGTATTGCTTATGCATTCCGCGCCACTGGACAGGTTCAGACAGGAAATTCCTGTTCTAACTATGCGCCAAACTTTATTAAAACAAAGTTTGGCCATCATCTTCATCCTATGTCTCTTCGTGGTATTTGCGATTATTGGAAAGCCCGATGTTTCACCACTAAGAAATCACCTTGCCCTCCTCTCGCCCCGATCTTTCCTTATAAAGGTCGATCTGACCCAGTCCTATATCGTCATACTTATTCAGCG